CGGCCAACGCCACACTGGCCGAGCAGCGCATCGCGGCCGGCCAGGCCCCGGCCGAAGTGGACAAGACCATCGCGGAAACCGAGCGCCTGCGCGCCGATGCCGCGAATGAGGACCAACTGATCAACGACGCGCTGGCCGAAGCCGAAGCCGCGTAGTTCCCCGCCGGTTCGCCGGCCCAAATTCGAGAGACAGCCCGCCACGTGCGGGCTTTTTTTCGTCTGCCGACCCCCAGGCCGCCGCTCTGAGGGTTGCGTATCTCGCGGCACGCCATCGAGCGCGAATCGTCCGCGCGCCCGATGTGAACCCCATGGACGGTGGCGCAAGCCTCGGGATGCCCCCGTGAACGGCAAGGAGTGGAAATGTCCAGCAGCAACCCAGGCTTCGACGAAGCCGAACAGGAAATCCTTTCGAAACTCACGCCCGAAGGCGCAGAGCCCGGCAGCGAACCCGACACCACGGAGCCGCAGCCGCAAGCCACGCCCGAGCCGACCCCGGCACCCAGCCCCGAACCGACTCCGGCCCCCACGCCGGCGCCGACTGCGGAGCCCGCGGGAACGCCCGCCCCGACCCCTGCCCCGACAGAAGCGCCAGCCGCACCGCAAGGTGACGTGAAGGCCGCCCTGCGGGCCTCGCGCCGCAACGAAAGACGCGCGCTGCAGGAGGTGGAGCAGCTGAAGGCCCAACTGGAAGCCGCCAAGCAAGGCAAGGGCCCCGACGCCGACACCGTCAGCGACGAGGAACTAGCCGAGCTGGAGGAAAACTTCCCAGCGCAAGCCAAGGCCGTGAAGGAAGTGCGCGCGCTCAAGGCGCAGATCGAGGCGCTGAAACCGCAACCCGCGGCGAGCGCCGAGTTCGAGCCGCCAACCTACGCCCCCGAGGTGCAGGCTGTCATCGACGAGGTCCCCGACCTTCTCGCCTGGCAGCACGACCCGAATGGGCAGGCCAAGTTTGCGCGCGCCGTCGAGTACGACAAGGCCCTGTTCGTAGACCCCGACTGGAAGGACAAGCCCGCCGTGGAGCGCTTCGCTGAAGCAGCCCGCCGGGTGAAGGCCGTTACCGCTCCTGCTGCACCTGCAGCGCCCGCAGCCCCCGCTGCACCCCGACTGGACCCCAACGCCGTGATCGCGGCGGCCCCGGTGGCAACACCGCAAGGCATCAGCGACTTCAACGGCGGGGCTCCCCCGAATCAATCGCGGCCCAATTTCGCCGCGCTCAGTGACGAGGCCATTATTTCGTCGCTGCGCCCGGACGATTGAAGGGCCGACATCCTCTTTAGGAGTCGATCATGTCAACGACCAATGTTCAGCGCGGTGCCGCGCTGGTCAACAAGCAGTTCTCCCAAGCGCTCTCGGCCATGGCCGTGCGCTTCCCCACCCCGCTGACGTCCCTCACGGGCCCGATGCCGACCCACGACGCTGCGATGCGCAAGCTCAAGCAGCAGTCCACGAGCGAAATGCCCGTGGTCCGCGTGGACGAGCTCTCCAAGGGCCCCGGCGACGTGGTGCAGGTCGATTGCGCGCACGTCGTCAAGCTGCGCCCCGTGATGGGCGACACCAACGCCGAGGGCATGGGTGCGGCGCTGGACTACAGCACCAAGAACGTCACCCTGGACATGGCCACGCTGCCGGTGTCCGCAGGCGGCAAGATGAGCCAGCAGCGCACGCCCCACAGCATGCGCCAGAACGCGCTCGCCCAGCTCAAGGCCGGCATCCCGCGCTTCCGCTGGCAGCGTGCCCTGACGCTGCTGGCCGGCGCGCGCGGCAAGCAGGACGGCACCGACTGGATTCTGCCGCTGGCCACCGACGCGGACTTCGCGAGCATGCTGGTGAACGACCTGAAGGCGCCGAGCTACAACCGGCACTGGGTCGCCGACGGTGCAACCCTGATCCAGGGCGGCGCGCAGCTGGCGTCCATCGACACCAACGACTCGCTGAAGCTGTCGCACATCGACGACTTCGCGGCGATCTGGGACGAGATGACCGTGAAGATGAGCCCGATCCAGATCCCCGGCGACCCCGCCGCTGGTGACGACCCCATCAAGGGCATCCTGTTCGTGGACCCGCTGGTGTGGGACGCGCTCTACACGGAAACCACGTCGAACTACAACATCCGCACCTACCTGCAGGCCGCGGTGCAGCGTGCGTCTTACGGCAACCTGAGCAAGCACCCGCTGTTTGCCGGCTCGCCGCTGATGCACAACGGCATCCTGATCCGCAAGATGAACTACGCCATCCGGTTCGACGCGAGCGATGCAGTCGCCCACGTCACGGCGGCCAACAAGCTGGCAGCGACCGAGACCAACGTCACGGTGGCCGCGGGCCTGTCCACGACCCACCAGGTCGCGCGCTCGATCTTCCTGGGCGCCCAGGCTCTGGCGATGGTGTCGGGTGCGAACCGCTCGAGCGAGGAAACCTACTCGCTGCTGGAGAACCGCACGAACTTCGGGCGCAACCTGGAGCTGGCCGGCGAAATCATGGGCACGGAGGACAAGCTGCGCTGGTCCCTGCCCAACGCGGCGGGCGACCTGGAAGCCACCGACTTCGGCGTGGCCGTCATCGACAGCGTGGTGCGCAAGCGCTCGTAAGCACAGGCTGGGGCTTCGGCCCCGGCTGACAGCGAAACCAACCCAACCTTTCAAGGAGCCACATCATGGCCTCTCTCAAGTCAGTGAAGTTTTCCCAGCCGAAGATGATGCCGGTCGATGGCCGCGCCGTCTTTTTCAACGACAGCTACGCGGTGGCAGCCAACCCGACGGCGGGCGACACCATCGACTTCCACCTGCCTGCCGGGGTGGAAATCAACACGCTGCGTTTCCACAGCTCCGATCTGGACACCGGCGGCCCCGAGCTGGCCAGCAAGATCGGCTACCGCAAGGCCAAGGAAGCCGACACGCTGACGGCCGTCGCCGACTACTTCGCGCCCACCGGCACGACCCTGGGCCAGGCGGCCGGCATCACCGAATGCCGCTTCCCGCCCAAGAAGTTCGACGTCGACGTCATCGTCTCGATCACCATCGAGGTGGACTCGGCCACGTTCGCCGCCGGCACGATCTACATGATCGCCGGCTGCAACTGCCACGGCCCGAAGTAAGCGGCTGTACCGCAGCCGTGCGGAACGCGGCATCGAAGGGGCTGGCCTGGGCGACTGGGCCGGCCTTTTTTCCTGGAGACTCACCATGAAAATCAAGTATGTCGGGCTGAAAGAGCAAGGCAGCACCGCGTTTGCGGACAAGACCGGCATCGCCCGCTGGATGCGCGGCGACGTTCACGACATTGCGGACGCCGATCTGGTCGAGCGCATGCTCAAGCACCCGGACATTTTCGCCGTGGTCGATGCCAAGGCCGCGCCCAAGATAACGCCTGCGCCCACGGCCGCTCCCGTTGCCCCGGCGCCCGTCCAAGCCAAGGACAGCACACCCACCGCACAGACGCTGGCCCCCGGCGCGGCCATCGAGCCCGCCGCCCAGCCCGTCACCAACCAGGACGTGGTGGCCACACTCGACGCCATGGACGACGCCGCGGTGCGCGCGTTCGCCAAGGCCGGCGGCCTGAAGATCCAGGGCCTGGCGCTGTTCAAGGGCGCGAACCTGCGCGCCAAGGTGCGCGACGCACTCTCCGCAAAGAGCTAAATGGCCGCGCTCTCGGACTTCCACCCCTTCATCCTCACGGATGTGATGGGCTGCCCGATCCCCACGGTGGACCATCGGCTGATCCTGGCGGCCCGGGAGTTCTGCGACCTCTCGGGCATCTGGCGCGAATGGCTCGACACCATCACCGCCGATGGCACCGTCAACACCTTCGACCACGACCTGACGAGCCAGCAGGAGCTGATCCGCTACACCCGCTGCATCGTCAACGACGAGGACGCGGGCGAGTACGAAATCCTCTCGCGCTCCGACCTGCCGCCCGACTGGAGCGACACGGCATCGACTGGCCTCGTCGACACCGTGGTGCACATCGACGGCGCCGAGTTCATGGTGTTCTCGCTGCCGGCCTCTGGCGACACGATCCGCATGGAGGCGGTCTTCAAGCCGAAGATCAGCGCCACCACGTTGCCGGCCGTGCTGTACGACCGCTTCGCTGAAGGCGTCGCTGCCGGCGCGCTGTCCCGCCTGCTGCTGCTGCCGAACATGCCGTGGACCAACCCGGCGCTGGCTGACATCCACCGCCGCAACTTCGAAGCCGCGGCCCACCTGGCGGCCAATGACGGGTTCCGCCAGCGCAAGCACAAGCGCACGCGGCTCTCGCGCCTCTAGGAAGGACCCCACCATGACCTACGCCGCCTCAGAATTCGTCCAGCGCTTCATGGATGCGACGGCCGACCCCACCAACGTCCGCTGGACCGCGCCCGAGGTCATCCGCTACGCCAACGACGGCCAGCGCGACATCGCCATGCACCGCCCGGATGCGTTTACGACCAACGAGATATTCACCTGCGCCTCGGGCGCCAAGCAGACGCTTCCGGCCGGGGCGACCAAGCTGATCTCCATCTTCAGCAACGGCGCCGCCGGGCGGGTGGTGACCCCGATCAAGCGGGAAATGCTCGACGCCTCGACCCCGCTGTGGCCCGCCACGACCGCCTCGGCCACGATCTACCACACGATGTACGACGAGCGCGACCCGCTGGTCTTCTACACCTACCCGCCGGCCACCACCGCGGCGACGCTGCGCATGCAGTACGCCATCGCGCCGACCGACATCCCGACGCCAACGACGAACTTCCTGGCCGGCGTGACCGGCAACCTGTCGGTGGGCGACCTGTTCGTCAATGCCCTGCTGGACTACGTTCTGTTTCGCGCCTACAGCAAGGAAGCCGAAGTGGGCAACCCGGAGCGGGCTAACCAGGCGCTGGCGCGCTACGCCGGCTCGCTGGGCATCGAGATCCGCGCCACCCTGGCGATGAGCCCGAACCAGAACAGCCCGCTCAACCCGGCGATGCCGGCCTCGGCCACCAAGCCGATGTCCTGATCCAAGGAGAATCCCCATGAGAAACACCAGCAAGCTGCGCATCGGCACCCGGGGCGCGGTCATCACCACCGGCGGCACCTCGGCCCACGCGCTGATCCCGCAGACCACCCGCGCGAGTGCACCGACCCGCGTGCGGCTCGCTGCCACGGCCGCCTGCTATGCCCGCCTGTGCCGCCCAGCCGAAGCCTCGGCTGTACCGGCGGCGGCCGGGACCGGCTACGAGCCCGGCGACACCATCGACCTGACCGGCGGAACTGCGGTGGGGAACATGCGCCTGACGGTGGCAAGCGTCGAATTGATCAGCGCCACCTTGACCGGCGCCGGGACCGGCTTCGCCAAGGACGACACCGTGACGGTGACCGGCGGAACGGCGGCGACCCCTGCAGAAATCACCGTGGCGACCACCAAAGTGGTGTCGGCCACGGTCGCGGCGGCCGGCACCGGCGGCACCCCAGGTACGGCCACGGTGACCGGCACCACCGGCACCGGGACCAAGTTCCAGGCCAGCGTGACCATCGGCGCGGGCGGCACCATCGAATCGGTCGACTCGATCTCGCTGGCCGGCAGCTACACCGTCAACCCGACCGACATCGCCGGGGAGCCAGTGACCGGCGCCAGCCTGTCGGGCGCCACACTGGCGGTGGTGATGGGAGTGGCCACCTTCACCGTGTCCGACTCGGGCGACTTCAGCGCAGTTTCGGCGGCGCTGGGGCAGACAGCCACATCGGGCGACGGGGCCGGCTTCACGCTCGGCT